CCGCCGGCCTCGGTGATGGCGTTCATGATGTAGCGGGCGCTGCCCACGTTCACGTTCGCCGCGGTGCAGGCTGCCCGCAGGTCGATGTAGTCGGCCCAGTCGCCGGAGTCGTGGGTGCCGCCGCCCAGCGATGCCGGGTACACCTGAGAGGCGCCGCCGCCCAGGGTCACCGAACCGATGCCGGTCACGTTGCGCAGGCCCAGGGGCTGGCCATTGGAGCCGCTGCCATAGGCGCCGCTTGAATCAATCCCCAGCGCCATCCGCTCGGCCATGTCGTTCCGGACCAGGGTGTCAATGTCCGGAGTGGTCTGGATCAGGGACCGGCGGGACACCGGCACTCGGACGCCGATGGTCTTGGGGGTGCTGGAGATCAGACCAAAGGTGGCGTCGCTGTTGGTGACGTCCTGATCCTCGCCCACCCAGTAGTGCTGGCTGCCGGCGGTTTTGCGCGGAATGTCCACGTTGCCGGTCAGGCCCGACAAGGTGGTAACGCCAGACTGCAGCAGCGCCGACTGGTTGATCAGCAGATCAATGAACGACCCGGCCAGCAGCTCGGTGCCGACCAGGGCGCCGCCCTTGCCGAAGTTGCCGACGGTCTGGTCGCGCTTGGCGACCACCCAGTCGAACGGGATCCATGCGCCATTGGCAGCGCGGTCGGCCTTCTGCTCGGCGGCGCGGTGGCACTCCAGCTCAAAGCCAGCAGCATCACGGGCGGCCTGGCTGGTGGGGTCGGCCATGTGCCGCAGCAGCTTGATCACCGAGTAGCGCTTCAGGTCGCGCTGATCCATCCCGATCAGGGCGTCAGCCTCGACGTGCAGGCCGCCGGGCTGCAGCTCGCGGCTGCGGGCGCCAATCTTGCCCAGCACCTGCTCACGGGCCTGGTCAACGGAAGCGCCGGCGTCGACCAGGTCGTCGGCCATGCCCTCAGGCATGCCGTGCTGGCGGCAGATGGCGTTGATGCTCTTGATGCGCTCACGCTCGACCTCAGCGGCCGAACGGGCATCGGTGGTTTCGATGGTCATCGTTTCGGACGCAGCCGATCGTTGCTCCTTCATGATAGGGGGGGTCGATTGTTGAGGTTCCGGCGGGGCGGCAGCCGGGTGCTCCAGCCGCTGCCGTTCGCTTGATGTCAGCTCTGCTCCTATGTCCTCAAGCTCAGCCTTCTGAATCTCAGCCGGGCTTTGCCGCAGCTGCCGCTCATGCCCCACCGAGTCGTCGGCGGGGATCGACACGGTGGAGACCTCCAGTGGCGCCCATTTGGTCACCAGGATCTTGCCGTCGCCCATGTCCATCGCGTCGCGCACCTCATAGGCGAAACTCACCTTGCTGGTGATCCCGCTCTCGACGTCCTGCCGGCGTTTCCATTCCTCACTCCCGCGCTCGTTGGTGTTCGGGCTCCAGCGGGTCGTCACCACGCCACGGCGGTCGGCGCCGATCTCGGCGCCAGTCACGACGCCCAGCACCACGTCGCGGTCGTGGTTCCACAGGTGGACCGCTCGATTGTTCAGCCGGCTCAGGTCCGCCGCGCCAGGGGCGTGACTCAGCACCTCACTGCCGAACCACCGCTCCACCGGTGACTCACTGCTGAACGTGAACCGGATCCCGTCCTCGATCGCCTCCGGAGCCATCGCCACGTCAAGCTCACGGCGGACCACGCCAGACCCAAAGCACCGCTGCAGCTCACCATGCGCCAGCTGGCGCGGGGCCGAATGCTCAGCGCTCAGCTTGCTCGCCGGGATGATCCAGTGCCTGCACAGTGCGCCGGGGGCGATCTCGCCCTCGACCACCTCGCAGGCCGCCGGGCCCTGGTAGAAAGCGCAGTTGCTGCACACCATCCCCTGCCCCGCGAATGGGCTCTCGGGCATGTAGTGAGCATCGGCCTGGCTGAACTGGCCCACCTCGTCGGTGATCTCCTCCAGTGCCTCGTAGAGCATCCCCTGCGCCACCGTCATGTCTGGCGTCAGCTCACGCTCCCCCGTCGCTTCCTCGAACAGGATCGCGGTGTGGTCGTGATCGTCCAGCCACTTCCGCGCCTCGGCCGGTGTGAACCGATCAGCATCGAATCGGATCGCCTGCAGCACCACCGGATCGTCGCCCTTGATGCCGTAGATGAAGTCCACCCCCTCGCCCCCGGCGTCGTTCTGGCGGCGGAACCTATCGAACCCATCCGGGTCCACCAGTCGCGCGGCATGCTCATTCGGATACGGGCGGGCCCCCTGATCTTCCATCCCGGCAATGCTGCGATCTGCCTTGATGCTATCGGCCCTCTCACTCGCCCACTGCTGCCCTGGATCGCCGCCCCACGCCGCCCATGCCACACGGCCCGGGCTGGGGTAGCCGTCCTCCCCCGGCCGGAAGCCCTCGGCTTGCTTGTCCACCTCGTGCCGGGCGAACCATGCGGCCATGGTGATCACGGTCTGCTCAGACAGCGGCTCACCGCTCAGGATCTGCCCCGCACGCCTGGCGGCCACCGCTGTCCCGCCGCGGCGGCCTTCGGCTTTCCAGTCGCGGTAGCGCTGCGCTTCCTCGCGCATCCCGGCGGTCGGCGTCAGGTCAGGCATCTGGCGAGTCCTCCGCTGGCGGATCCGGTCGGATCGATGGCGCCTGAGGCTGCACCCCATACTGGGCCTCGAGCTGCTGTTCCTGCTGCTTGTCCTTCAAGATCTGCTCGTAGGTGGTCCCCAGCCTGGCGATGATCTGGGTCTTGCTCACGTAGCCCGCTCCCTCCATGATCACGTTCGCCTCGGCCTCCTTCTTGGGGTCCACCCACTGCCATCCCCTCGGCTGCCACTGCGCCGCCATCAGGTAGCGCTCCGGTCGCAGCTCGAAGTCCGGCAGCCGCACCGCGCCGGCCAGCACAGCCAGCGGCAGCCACTCGGCGAAAACTCGCTCGTGCAGACGCTGGATCAGCATCGTCTGCTCCACGCTCCAGGCGTCCTGATCCTGCAGGTACTCCTGGCGCTGGCTGCTGTAGCTCGCCTGGCTTGCGTCGCGGGTCAGGCTGGCGTAGCTCACGCCCGTTCCCATTGCAATCCGCCGCCCCTTCTGCCGCACGAACATCTCAAACTGCGAGTCCGGCGACTGCATCTGCGGCACCACCACATCCTCGCCAGCCTTCAGGTACTTGAACACCCCAGGCTCGAAATCCGTAACCCTCTGGTTGTCCATCACTCCATCGCCGATCAGCTCGCCGTCATCGGTGCGGATGAACCCCATCTGCGACGCTGCGGTCCTGGCCCGGATCGTCGCCGCCTCCTCATATCCGTTCGCCTGGTGCGCGTCCGCGATCACCGCATGGATCCGCGGCACACCACGGGTCTGGCCCAGCCGCTCGGGGAAGAACACATGCACGATGTCCTCCGCCGGCACGTACTCGACCCGGCGCTGCGATGCCGCGTTCGTGCCCGACGTCAGATAGTCGCCCGGATGGGCCGTCAGGATCGCGTAGGTCTGCGGGCGCCCCCAGCGGTCGCGCTCAATTCCCATCCGCCAACTGTTGCGCGGATCCTTCAACGGTCCGACGTGGCTGAGGTCCAGCTGGTCGGATTCGATCGCCTCCAGTGCCAGTGGGATCCGGTTGTTGCGGCCGAACGGCTGTCGGACGAAGCGGATGATCGTCTCGCCCGAATCCACACCGGCCATCACCGCCTGCCACTCAAAGTCCAGCCAGGACTTCTGCCCCGCCACGTCGCAGCTGTCGCGGTTGCCCCATTGCCGCCAGGCACGCTCAATCGCTGAGTTGATCCGCTCATCCAGCTGGCCGCCGCGTAGCTGCATCACTCGCATTTGCAGCTGGATGCCGTGGGGGCCCACCACGTTGTCCCGCACCAGCCGCTTGATCTGCGGCACGTAGGGGGTATCCCGATCCATTGACCGGGCCCGGTCCCGGATCCGCGGCAGGCTGCCCTGGATCTCGGCGTCGGCGCTCGTGCCCGCCGTCAGCCATCCCGCCGTCAGTCGCCCGCCGGTCGCGGCGGCATAGCTGCGTCGCGCGGGCTGCGGCAATGGGCCGGCGAAGGCGTGCTGAATCCGCTGCCAGAATCCCATCAGGTGAACCTCACGTAGAGCGTCCGGCCGCTGCCCCTGCCGGCGGCGATGCTCTCAGCTTCCTCCTCCCGCGCCACCTCCGCCTTCAGCTGGGCCTCCAACGTCAGCAGCTCGCTCAGCTCATAGCGTTTCACCTGCCTCGTGCCGATCCGGTACTCCTGCGCCCCGCCGCCGGCAATCACAGCCCGGATCGCGGCCTGGCATGCCTCCAGGTCCTTCCGCGCCTGGCTGCGGGTGTCGATCGCACCGGCAGCCGTCAGGCTCGGTAGCACCATGAACGATCCCGACCCGATCGTGTAGGCATCTGCCGCCAACGTCGCCACCGATTGCCAGCTGCCCCGCTGCCCCGCTGGAAACAGGCTGGTCAGCGCAGCGCTCACCGTTGAATCCCATCCATCGCCAGATGCCGAGCCGGTTGACTGGGTGGCGCCGGTGGCAAC